CCTTATATAGAATGTTTAATTAAGCTTAGTCTGAAACTTGGTCTGAAGCAATAGAAGGATTGGGACGACGATAACGAACAGGAACTATATCTCCTTTAACACCCCCTTCCTCAAATGTGGCACCAGGAACTGTGAAGACATTAGCAGCTGTTCCACCAGTACTTCTCCATCCCTCATCGTTAGTTGTAATGTCGTACAAAGCAGCTGCTCCTTTAGCAGCATTACCAGCCAACAACACTCCAATCACTCCCCATTCACAAATACCTACATTGTCATATTTAAGATAGTTATCCCCTGTATGTGGCAACACTTGTGAAGCCTCTGTGATGCCAAGGATTGTATCACCATCAGAGATTACTCCACTAACACCACGACGCCCACTCCCCTCTGTGACAGGAACACCAAACCCGATTGTATCTTCAGCTACACGTGTGATTGTGTTCCATTCTTCTTGATTAGCACGACGTCCAACAGCATATGCTCCAAACTCTTTCTTAAATTCCATTTATATTTCTCCCCTATTTGTAAAAATTAAGCTTCACGCCATGCGTTTAAATCAATGATACTTTTCTCTAATGCTTCTTGCTCAGGATTAGAATCATTAGCTTTCACTTTAGTGCTCAACACTTTAGCCACTTTATTGCCTTTGTTATGTGCTTTTGTTGTGTTTAGGATAGCCTTGAACATGCCGTTGATTTCATCTTCAGAAGCGTCTTTGACAATATCTTCTCCTAATGAGCTTTTAACAGCAGCTAGCTTGATATCAGAAGCACTCAATCCATCAACAACAATGCTATCATCAATTTGTTTCACTTGATTCACTAATGCTACACGCTCAGCCACTAATGCATCAACATCAATGTCAGCAATCTGCTTCTTGGCTGATTCCAATTCAGCTTTTAAACTGCCAATCTCCTCATCCTTGGCTGTAATCACTTCAGCCATCTTGTTTTTAAATTGTTCAACAGCGGCAGCATCTTCTGCAGCAATCTGAACAGCCTTGTCATTTACCACTACTGTTTTTAATTCCATTTCTATTCCTTTATCATTTGTTAAACGCGCTTCTTTTCCTGCTCTTGCTCTTCCTACTAAACTTAGATGGTTCACTCTGATATCTTTCATCTCAAAATCAGCATCTACGCCATCTCTAGCTTTAACCAGGTTGGCTGTATATCCTAATGAAAACTCTTTGTGAGATGTTTTAGCCACCCTAATGGCCTCAGCATCTTTCAACATTGGGTTAACAACAAGCCAGCTACCATCTCTAGCCACTGTATCCCCCACTTCACCAACAGCATATTTATCCCAATTGTCCGCGGTGACAGCCTCTTTGGGGTGATTGATTGTTATGGGTACTCTGGATAGTGATTGCATGGTGCTGTCGCTAAACACCTCTTCTTCTGGTCTATACACCTTCACTATATCATCTGGTGCATATCCAGCATTAATGGCCACATCGCCAAGCTCAGCTGCCCTATACTTCTGTATCCCCATCCTAGCTATTCTTGAGGTTGCTACGAGGTAGCCTTCCTTTGTAAGCTTACTCTCCCCTATCTGTGCTTTGTCCTTGAATAATGTCATCATCTTCCTCTATATTAATTATCGAATTTTGCTCTCCTAAGCTTCCATATTGTTCAATTGATTGTAGTAAACCAGGCAACACTCCTTGCTCTGTGAGCTCATTCACTAATGCATCAGATAAAGCGTCTATTGGAATAATCTCTTCCATCCCACCAGCCAAACTACGAGCTGCATTTGCTGTGTCAACAAATATCTGTGCTCTATCTTTCTCACTCAGTTGCTGCAATGGCCTCCATTCATAGAAGATGCTATCATCCTCTACACCACAAGCTTGCCTAACCAGGAGCTTATCAAATAGAGCTGTTGCAGGCCTTATAGTGAGCTCCTGAATATCACTCACTCTATCAAAATACACTTTCTCATCGCCTTCACCCCTACCAGACAGCCCAGCAGCGCTTCTGCCAAATAACCTTGTCAATGGGATTCCTGCTGCTCCAGCTACATTCTCCATGAAAGAGTTGACTATCTCGGGAAGCCCTGCGAAGGACGCATGTTTCTGGTCATAATCATCCTCAGCATCCATTACTATGGCACCATTAATTCCTTTCATTGTGGCTTGGGCCATCATTCTGTTGTGCATTAAAGATGTCCCACCTTCCTGAGATAAGATATCAAACAACCCATTGAGTTTAAGAACATCCACCTTAGCCTCAAACACTAAAGAGGCTATGTTAGCCATTGTTCCATCTAATTGCTTAACATTCTCTAATGTCCTGTTGAGAACACTAGCGCCCCAACTCCCATGTCTGTAGTCTCTTCGATTAGCTGGTAAACTAACGCCTCTCATCACCATTAATCTGCTAGTGTGTATCTCGGCAATTGTTCCATCTTCAGACAATAAAGTGTAAAACTCAGGGAGGCCAAAGAAGTCGCTATCAATGTCTTTGCATATATCCCCTTCTCTTAACTCTTCATTTGTAAGAACAACTAAGCTCTTAACATCCTCATATATATCTAACGGAAGAGAATTATCTACATTATTATCTGTGTTAATATATATAGCAGCTCCACCATACAGTCTTGCTGCCGTTAAGCAATCAAGAACGGTGGATTGTAGATATAACTTCTTTTCAAGCTTCTCTATCTTCTCCACTTGGTCTTGCTCAGCATTCCATGAGCGCCATTCTCTAATAGCATCCCTTGCTGGAACATCCACTATAACCCCAGCTAGCCATGAGTTGATATAAGCTGTTGAAAGCTCTTGATGGCTTAAAGAAGCATCTGTATACACCCCATGGGATGCTTTATCTCTCTGTGTCCCTATTTGAGCAACCAGGTTAAGATAATTGTCATTAAATTGCATCTGCTCTCCTAAATTTCTTTAAACACATTCCAGCTATACCCCTCTTGGTTCTCCCCAACAAACGCCATAATAAAGGCGTCAGCGCAATTAGGGGAAGCTACCCCTCTTTTAGCTAAATCATTCTTGCTTTCTACTTTAACACGCCCATTGTTATCAAAATCTTTCATTGGGGCGGTTAACTCTCTAATAAGCTGCTCTAATATTCTGTTATCGATTTTATTCTTGTCTATGTGAATATCTTTATTGGCAATCATACGGGACACATCCCACCAAGCCATCGCTTTAACGTTGGCATAGAAATCTTTATTCTTTATCTTAGTGTGCTCCACAAGGCGATTAGCCACTCTGCTGCTTGATATGCTTCTCCCTGCATTCCACCCTGTATGCCTCATGCTACCATCTATTTTTGTGAGCTCAGCCCCAGCAGATGCCCCCACCCCGATGCTGTCATAGATGATGTGGCTCACACCGTATTTCTTAGCGATGAGATAAGCTTTTGCAACGCTCTTAAGGATGCCATCAACCTCCCCCTTCCATTCTTCTACGTGTATAACAACACTGCCTTGCCTAACCACTACAGCGCATTTATCCTCGCCAGAGTCAGCGATATCAAACCCCATCACTATCCTGCCATCATAATGCTCTTGTGGAATGTCGTCTGAAATAATCAGCACGTATAGAAGAAGATGTTATGATTGCATTCTCATTACTATCTAATGGCTCACCAAGGTATATGTGTCTGTATGCTTCGTAGTCAGCTTTCTTAAGCTGTTCTATCTTCTTTATCATTGTTTGAGATAGGTGGGGATTTTCATCGTAGTTTATATGACGTATTAGAAGACTGTCCCCTAAGATGCGTGGTAATTCATCTAACACAAAATCTGTATCATGCTTTGGGTTTAAACTTATCAGTATCCTGCTTCCCTCTTTTCTGATAGTAGGAGAGATAACCGACCATTGTTCTTTTGTTAATCCTTCACCCTCTTCAATCCAACAATATGAAATATCCTCAACCCCTTTAATCTCGAGAATATTTTTTTGCATCCCCATGAATACAAACTCACTGCCTGTGCTCCTGTGCACTATAGTGCTCTTCAGTATCTCAAACTCTGAATCATACCCTTGCTCAAAGATAGTTTGCTTCAACACCGTATAGACACTCTCAGATATGCGCGATTGAAGTTGCCTAAGACAAAGGAAGCGTGAGCTTGTTATTCTTGCTAACTCAATTAGAAATATAGCTATCGACTTTGTCTTCCCAGACCCCCTTCCTCCCTTGAGCATGAGGTATAAATATTTACTAAGGAAGAATGGTTTAAGAGAGGGGATGATACGAAGAGGCCCAAGACTATTGTCCTTTTTCCTCATCAGAATTATCCTCTATCTCTGGCAGTGCTTCAAACACATCCACTATAGTCCTCATTGCCGGTTTTTCTTGTGTGGAGATTTCTAAAGAACTTGTCTCCCTCCATCCCTGCTTGCATTTTAAATAGAATATCATGCTTGGGACATTGCCCTCAAGGCATTTGTCATAAAATGCTTTTGTTATCTTATCTGCCAGCTTAGCCTTCCCAGCACGCATAACAATATCCACTTCAGGCTGCTCCTTTTTAATGCGCCATAGTGTTTTAGTGCTTATTCCGAAGAAGTCAGCGATGGTTTCTTCATTGACTAAAGGAGAAAGCCTCCTAAGCTGGTCTATCTCTGCATCACTGAAGAATCGGGGTATACTAAGCTCTCCTGTCTTAGGTCTCAACACTTCTATCCCATTCTTCCTCACTTCCATTATCCTGTCTTCTTGTTCTTCTTCTCTCTCTTGTTGTTCTTTGTCCATTAGCCTCTACAAAGCTCATCCCTAACAGCTTTGCTATCTCCTTTTGATTGTTCCACCATTGGATTGCCTCACGCTCCGCTTGCTCTTTTGTTTGATGTCTCAACACTGGAAATGTCTGGTAATACTGCTTACCATCCAGTATCGTAATTGCCCAAAACAATCCACCTCTTGATGTTGGAGTGAAGAAGATTCCAACCCCTCCACCCTCTCTACTGTAATTAGACAACGTTTTTACTGATATGAGTTCCATTTTTCCTCCTTTCCCTAATTAAGACACCAGGGATATCCCTGGCCACTACGTGTGACATCATGTGTGATTGTTGGTTCATTTATTGTGTAGAATTGATTTAAGGCGATTTAAGGCTTTAAACACTATGGGGGTAGTAAATATACCTTTTACTGATAATAATCGCTTCTACCCCCTTTAAAATCGTCTCTAGAGGCATTCACAGATGTATCCTCACCACCAAAAGACCACTGTTGAAAACTTTCTGGTGAAAAACGGACAATTTCTTAACACCTAGCAAGAAAAGATTATAATGTTCTATCTATAACGACGTTGTCGTTCTTAGTGGGAGCTTCATGCAATGCAGCTTATGATAAGCTCCCACTTATAAATGCATATGAGCAACAAAGCACTTAACATTGCATTTATCATCTT